TTTAATAAATATTAAATATTATAATAATTATAATATTTAGAGTTTTAGTTTTATTTACAATATAAATAACTGCTATATTATTTTTTTCCCATTTGAATTCTTTTTGCGTTTTGGCGAGCCACAAATTTCGTATCTTCTTTTAATTCAGCTGTTATGCCAATAAATTTACTTAAAATGGTTTCGTTTATTTGTCCAGATAATATATTGTCATTTATTGTTGGCGAAGAAATATGATTAATATAATTAGTTTCGTTACTAACACTATTACTAACTTCTTTCATAATTTCATATTCTTGGTTACTATCATCTTGTGGAATATTCGGATTTTCAACATGGCGTACTTTTTTATACATAACAATACGGTTTAAAAATGAAATATGTTTTTCATCCTCAGACATGTTTGCCGCATCTTTATACTTTTGATTACGTTTAAACTGAGATGGTTCAGGGGTAGTCATGCGCTCAAATAATTCTTTAAAAGTTGCATCACCTGATGGTATGGACCCATTTGACATTTGCTCGGCTTCATGTGACGAAACCATAGAAAATCCATATATATTCATAAGTGTATTAAAGTAATCAAAATTTACCAAATACTCGGGTATTAACTGATTAATTGATTCCTGATACACTAATATTTGTCTTCCCAAAGAATGTGACGTAGCAGGAAAATTAGTTATATTTTCAGAATAATCACGAATAACTTCCCATATTTTGGTTCCATCAGATGATACAAGACGGTCTCCATGACCTTGTTTTACTTTACTAAGTGTATTAAAAATCTTACTTCCATCATATGCAGTTCCAATAAAATATCCACCTAATGCTGTACACTCTGAAATATTTTGAATAAACCCAGTTAGTGTATCAATTGTTTGAAACATGTAATGCATCGCAAACTGACAAGACGAAATGTTAAACCCATTTGCGGCAATTCCATAAATGCTTGTAGCAGCAACTCCAACTGATTCATTAAGTTCTCCTATTCCAAATAATTGATGGGCAATGGCCGTATGAGATTTATCCTCAAATGCATCACCCGACTTAATATTTTTTCCTGAATTACCGTGTAAGAACAATGAATGTGGTGTTTTTTTCTGAGTATTGCGAACTGACATGTACCGTGCGCATGCTCCATCAAACCGATTGGTTAAATTATCTTCAGCAATATCAATACCAAGCACAACTGAAATGTTTGAGTTTGTCCATTTGGCCAAATCTCCCGCTTTTCCACATGCATAATCAATTAAAGTAATTTCAGGTTTTGTCCCTGATTCAATTGGGTCAATAGCATTTGCAGCTGCTGCAATTAAATGATGCTTAACATATAAATTATGGAAATTCTTCATTCGCTCAGTATTAAAACTTCCCCCAACTTTATTATAATAAACATCTGAACTAACACTTGCTTTTGGAATATTATTACCTGTACTAATCATTTCTTCTGTTAATGGATTGTGAATTGACCGCCAGTTATTGTTAGCGGTGGTGTATGCATTACTTCTTACTTTATCATGTCGAACCCTAAGTGGTACCCATCTATAATTATTATCCTCTCCCATTTCATAAGCAAACTCAACAATTGACCCATCCTCAAACATATCCCCATCTTTTGCAAACATTTGTAAATTACCAGAATTATCCATTTTTAAAGGAATGTGCGTAATTCCAGCTTTTGCATCATATGGTTGTGTAGGGAAAAATCGTTGGTCAATTGCACCAGTTGATGACTTAACATATGGTTTATTATTATTATTATTATTATTTGGGTTTGTATATGAAATATTCATTATATCACCGCATGCATTATCATATCCATCCCGTCTGGGGTCAAACGAACATTTTAGAATAATTGTTTTCATTTCAACAACATTACCTCCAACTGATATTGATTGAGCGGAAACAATCTCCCCTCCGGATGACGATTTTGCTGTTGAAACTTTAAAATCAACTGTATTTTGGTCGGCTGGTTTCCACTTAAACGAGTAAAGCCATGGCGCATTTGATGGTGTTGAAGACGAATTAAGCGATGTTCCGCCAACACCAAAAATCATATGGGTAAAAATAAGTCCGTCTGTTGTATATTCATACATATCCTTATTAATTTTTAAAATTGTATTACATGCTCCAAATATTGTTTTATTATTACCCATTTCAATACCGGACGGTAAAAAACGTTTAACATCAAAACGAACTGGGCTTTTTTTGTGCACACTAACCACTGAACGAGGTTTTATTTCTTTTATAAGTTCATTAAGAAGTTCATAACGACTGGTCATGTTTGAAGATGTATTTGTATGGGGTGTTTTCGTTTTTAAATTTGCACGCGTTTGCTTAAGCGAATGAATAAATGGATTATTTCGTACAGAGTTACCATGAATAAAGTACACATCAAATGCTAAATATAAATTAATAAAATCGCCATGTTTATTATGCGCAACATACTCTCCATCAAGAATCGACGAGTAAAAACGTTTATTTTCAGTAACTGAGCCCGAAAATATAACGTTCATTTTTGTATCAATAAAAAACATACGTCCAGTATTATCAATTAAACATAATCGACGTTCACCATCTGCCTTTTCAGTAACAACGAAATTAGTACGAATATTAATTGTATTTAAATTATCATCTTGTTCAGCAGCATTCTCTGTTTGAAGTGTATACTGACTTGGTCCAATAAATGGAGGAAGTCGTCCCGCAGTTGGTTTATCAATGGATGGATGTCCAGTATTGCATGTTTTAATAATATTAAAATATTGCTGAAGTATATCCGATTGTTCAGTATAAGAAGTTGGATAAGCAGTTGTTTGAATACCGGATAAAACTAAACGTATTGCTTTACGAAATTGGTCAATTATCATAATATCACTAAAACCCCCATCTATAATTTTCTGGTTGTCCAGTTCAATTTCAATTTCATAACGTTCTGGCTGTGCAAACAAATTAGAACCAGAAATAGATTTATTAGAAACTTGTGTACTTCTAACAATACTTAAATCAACTTGTAATGCATACTCTGGATGAACAAACGAAACACGATTAATAAGTCTAAATGACTTTCTATTACGTTTCCATGTCGATAATATTTTAACAAGGTCATTTGGTTTTGGATTTTCCATTTTGTATGTTACTCTAAAATTAAAATCAGAAAAGTCTAATTGATATTTTTGGTTTGCAGAAGCTTCATAGTCCCGCAGTTTTGGAAAATATTTATGAATATTTGATACTGACTGAGGAAATTTACGAATAACATCATCAATACTATCTGTATGACAATAATGTTCAATAGCCGATACTCCATATATTTCTGTTCGAGTTCCAGACATATAAGTATTTCCTCCATTTGACTTTAGTTCAGACGAAATATTTAATCGAAGAATTTCAGACTTTGTCGTAAACCCAACTGACCTAAGTTTTTTTATAACATTATCATAATTTGTTCTTGTAATAAAGCTATTTGGTTTAAAGGATGATTCCATATTTGTTGACTTATTATTACGAATTGTTCCAAATTTAGCTTCTAACTCGCTAATGGGTTGATATTGACTTTTACTATAGTTTTGTTTATGAGCCTTATATTCTAATATAATGTTTTGTACAAACTTTTGTGTTAAATACCGAAATTCATCCTGTGTTGCACTATATATGTTATTTTCAACATTGTTTTCATCTATATTTTCAACTGTAATATCAGGATTATCTATAGGTGAACCAGGTGGAGTAACCGGGTTTATTGGGGGTGAACCGGGTGGGGTGTCTGGTTTTATTGGGGGTGAGCCAAGCGGGGTTCCCAAGGGGGAATTTGGTGGGGAACCAGAGGGGGTCCCTGGAAATGTTAAAGATATAGTTTCTAAAGGCGTATTCATTATTGCCTGTGTATTATAATATAAATATGTTATATTTATATTATTCATTTTTTAATTATTAAATAATCAATCGAATTACATAAAATAAAATAAATTATTATTTTAATGTTTATACTGATGAAAAAAGGGAATCCGTAAATTGTAAATTATTATCTTGAGGGTTGACCAAATTTCTTGGTGCAAATGTATGTTCTAAGTTAAGAGCACTTGCTCTACTATTTGTTGTTACAATTGTTTCGGGTAACCCATTTTGTGGTTCAAATACACTTGGGGCAACTCTAAATACTTCAGTTCCATCTGCATCATATGTATTTCGTAAATATAAAACTGGGCAACGTATGTTTTGGCTTTTTTGCCATTCCAAAAATTCAGTATATTCTTCTAAATTTGAAAATTGAACAGGATTCACACCAGGAACTCGAGCTAAAGAAGAATTATATAAGTAAAATGATGCTCCATACTGAATGAGAAGATTTGGACATCTGGCTTCAGTATTTGAAGCTGATTCAAACCCTTCAAAAATCGTTAATGAACGTATAAGGGGCACGCCAAAATAAATAATAAGTCCAACTAAAATAAATATATATAATTTCGTAAAGGTAAAATAATAATTTAATACTTTCATTGTGTTATATAAAATTACTCTTACTATATATAATTATAATAAAAGAGGAAGTATGTATTGTATATTATTATTTTAATTCATATTCATACCATTACATAAACATTTTCCATCCCCTGCTTTAATTGTTTTATACCGCCGAATTCTGGTACGTTCAGCACCAACACCACTTCCCCGAACATATACATTCTCAATTGTTCTATTAGTACTACCACTTGTTTGCGCGCCTGGGTACATTTTTGTCGATGCTGGTGCTCCAGCCGGGGCTTGTTTATAATTAAATCCAGGAAAATTTGTCCGGTTACCATACCAACGATGTCCTAATATATGTGGACGAGTTGAAATAGGTGAATTATTATTTTTTGTATAAAAGAGAGAACTGTAGTTTGACATTATTTATATTGGTTGTTATTATAATTTTTTTTATTTAACTCCAAAATAATAAATTATTTTATTTTGGAAATTGTTGTGTATTTTACACAATAATAATTCTTAAATATATAAAAAAATGTATTGTGTTGTATTATTATATAGTATTTGGTATATTAAATTAAGTAATGCTTAATTTTATTGTTTTTTTAATTGGAACAATTTTATATTATTTTATTAAACCCCAACGTCCCTGGAAAGTAGACGAAACATATAATATTAAAGATGAATATATAAAATTAGGACTTTTTGTTATTGCAACAGTTGCAATACAATTAGTTTGTAATGTGTATACTCGTAAACAACAATGTGGTGGTAATTTATCAGAAAATTTAGGAGTTGTATTTGTGTATACAATAATACCCTGGTTATTATTATTTGGAGTGGTTATTTTACTACTTCTCTCGTTCCCATCATTAAAAAGTGTTTTTTCAAATGTAATTGGATATTTTTATATATCATCATCTGCTAATAAGTTATTTACAGAACTATTATCTAATCGTGATATATCAAATGATTTAGACCAAATGCCTTTGAATAAAAAACAGTCTTATGAACGTGCTTCAGATTTAATTATGAGCATTTGTGGTAATCCTGGAATTCTTATTAATCAAATTGTTCCAGAAACATTTAATGATTATTGGAATGTTCTTATTCCTTTAATGAAAACTCAATATCATTCTAATACATCACCTGAAACACTTAAAATAAAACAAGAAATGTATGACCTTGTTGTATCGAGAGACAATACTGGAGAAGCTATGTGGTTTTTGTATACAGGAATTTTAGTTATTTCTCTCGTTCAATTAAAAATAACAACCAAAAGGTGTAGTTCAAGTGTTAGCACCATGGAAAAACAATATCAAGAGTATACAAACAAACAAGAAAAAATAGCAGAAAAGAGAGAACTTGCTGAAAGCACAACTTATAAAATAAATGGTTCATAACTTTTTAAAATATTCATTAGAATTCCCAAAATGGACACAATGGCACGTTTTTCAAGATTTTTACCAAAAGTAATTTACAAATTCTATTTTTAGACATTTTTAAAATGTCCAATTTCAACTTTTATATTTTACTTTGAGAAAAATACTTAAAAAACGCGCCAAATTGCCCATTTTTTATATTACAAATAATTATTAGGGTATATGGTATTATATGTTATTATTATTTTTATATTTTTATTATCATACTAAAAATGTGTCCGAAAAATGTGCCAAACTGGCCATATTTTTATATTTTTGTTAAATAATAAAAAGTGTAAGTCGCACGATGAAAAGTGTAAAAAACTATAAAAAAAGTGTAAGTAAATTTTATTGTGATTTTTGTGACTATGGAAGCAATAACACTCAACACTTTAGTAAACATTTGACTACACGTAAACATCAAATAAATGAATTGGCAATCACCTCGCACGATCGGCACGATAAAAAGTGTGAGACGTTAAAAATAAATAACCCATTGTACTGTTCTTTTTGTGATTATTTAGGTTCTACTAAACAAAACTTTTTGACTCATTTAAAGACAAATAAACATCAAATTTATGGAAAATTTATGGAAAACAATAAATTGATAAACATGGGTGTTAAAAAAGAGGACAAATTAAATAATAAAACATATACATGTAAACAATGCAACAAGGGTTTTATGAGTTCTTCTGGGTTGTATAGGCATAATAAAAAACAAACATGTGTATCAATTATATCAAATAAATTAAGTTCAGTATTATCTGAAACGAAATCAAAGTCTCAATATAAATCAAATTCGGAATTGCTAAATTATTTAATTAATGAAACGTCTAATTTACGTCAAACAGTAATTGAACTATCCTCAGCTATTCCAAGTCGTACATTTATTACTAATAATACAAACACAAATAATACATTTAATTTACAAATTTTTTTAAATGAAACATGCAAGGACGCGATTAATATAACCGACTTTATTGAAAACATAAAAATTTCTCTCCAGGATGTTGAAACTGTGGGAGACAAGGGGTATTTCAAATATTATTATTAAAAATTTAAATGAAATGGATGAGACAATGCGTCCAGTTCATTGTAGTGACGCAAAAAGAGAAACACTGTATATAAAGGATAATGATATATGGACAAAAGATAATGATGGAAACCCTAAAATGGTAAACGCGGTTAAACAAATTTCCGCTGAAAATATAAAACGACTTCAATATTGGCGAAAAGCTTATCCTGATTATAATGATGCACTTTCTTCCAGGTCTGACAAATATCAATCTCTTGTAAGGGAAGCGTGTAATACATCAGGTGTTAATGAATCGGAATTACGTGTAATACGCAATATATCTCGGTCAATTATAATTAATAAAGGAACGCGGGTTATTTAAAATTTTGTACAAATATTATTATACAATCAACAAAAAAATATTATAATTTATATATATTACACCTAACATATGTTTTCAGCACAAGAATATCTTTCCCCATCACAATATCAATCGTTTATTTATAACAAATGTCGTCGCAGCAAACCGAATAGTGGTGGTGCAAGTCAAGAACGTAAGCGTCAATTTAGTTCATATGAAACGACAACAAATGCAATGCGGGTAGCAAAACTTGTGCGTCTTGGTCGAGGAAAAAAAGTATCCGTCCCAATTGATGTGAATTATTTAGGAAGAATTGAAGGAAGAGGAGGAGGAGCATTGCTTAGAAATACGTTTTAAAACTACAAAGGTACTATAAACACTATTCAATAAACCCTTTGCACATGATTATTATGAACATTTTGCGAATCATTGTAAACATGAATAATGAATACCATGTTTAAAAATATTTTTTTTGTTAATTTTGTTGTGTGTATTTTTTATATATGTTAAATATATTATGGATAATATTTTTGTAATAAATTTGGAAGAGCGCAAAGATAAAATGGAACATATAAATAAAACTTTTGGTAATTATTTTAATATAAATAGAGTTTCTGCTATAAAAGATAATGAAGGATGGAAAGGATGTTTGCAATCACATTTAAAATGTATTAAATATGCCAAAGATAATAACTTAAAATATATTGTTGTGTTTGAAGATGATTGTAAACCAGTGGGAGAAAATTGGTTTGAGAGATTTAAAAATATAAAAGAGAATATTTTTGATAAAAAAGATGATTGGGATATTTTTTTAGGAGGAAGTATAAAAACAAGTATAAAACACATAACAAAATATAATTTTGAATCTGATAATATATTTAATATAGTTCGTTCTTACAATACTCATTGTATAGTATATAATCATACATGTTATGATTTTTTTTTAAACTCAAACAATGATTTACCAATTGATGTATTATGGTATCAAAAAGTTAAGTGTATTATTCCTTTACCATTTTTATTTTCAATAATATCAACAGTGAGTGATATTGACAAAAAATATGTAAAACATCATAATAAATTAATTGGGAATCAAAACAAATTAATACAACACATTGAAAGTGTTGACATTACGTGTCATGAATAGTGTATTGGTAATTATTGTGTTCATTCTTGGTGCTCTTGGGTCGTTTATGCATTTTTTATTGGAAGGAAACCACTTAAAAACTATTGCCTTGAATGCATTAAATATGTATATTCAAAAAAATAAATTAAATAGTTATGAAATCACAAATAGAGTTAATATAGAAAATATAACAAATGATAATTTAATAATATGTAATAAGACTTGTTTAAAAAATAATAATGAAGATAGTTTAATAGCTATAATTGCTATTGGTTGTATATGTACTAATAGTTATGAATATTCATATGATAAATATCCTTATGATATATATATTTTTTTACAAAATAATTAATTAATTCAATATTAATTCATTTTTTAAATCATAATTATCATCAATAATATCTTTGTATTTTACATAATTTTATTTCTTTATTTTTAATGATTATATATTAACGTTTTTTCATTTATATATATTAAGGTGGATTGAGAAAGGGGTTAATATTTTATTTGGGCATTTTTTTTCGGTATTTAGTTTCAATAAATGTTTTCATTATTTTTTTATTTTTATTATTTGAACAAAATGATAGTATTTGTTTTCGTTCTGTATTTGAAAGATATGTACTACGTAATCCACATAATCTATCCGCTATTTGCGTTTTTGTCCCACTTGTAGTTACTTTATATTTATTGGCCATTGTTTTCATCTCTTGTAAAGTTATTTCTGTCATCATACTTTATTTATATTTGTAATATATTATTATTTATATTTGTTTATAAAAATGCAGCTTTTATAAATTTATTATACTTTTGGTCATTGTATGTTTGGGTGCACAACGGTTTGTTAAACATAAATTTTAAATAACTAAATTTTCGTTTAAATTCAAGTTTTTTAGCACCCATATAAAGTAAAAATCCAAGTATTAATAAACATCCAAATAATATTGTTAATATTTTCATAATATAATCAATGCGTTCGAGGTCCTCATGTGATGTTTCCGTTTGAGTATTGGACGTAATATGAATTCGCTGCAGTCGAAGTAAATAACATACTGCTAATATACCAGTTGCTGCTATAAAAAAATAAAATTCACATTTACTTAGTATAATAAAAATAAAATATATAATACTGGTTGTTACCAACATATTTAAAAAGGTTATACTATTATTATCTGTATCAATTTTATCAAGTACAATAAAAAATAGCAGTGTTAACCATGCAATAATATGTTTTAAATAAATATTTGTATTTAATAGTGTTCGAACAGAACACGGAAATAATTCACCTGTATAATTTGCTGAAATATTCATTAATAGTAAAAAAACAACATAAATTGGAAATGATTTCATTAATAATATATAATACTGAAATATATTATCCATAAAAGGTGTACACTTTTATTTTAAACCCATGCATTAAATGTTAATTCATTTTCAGATGTTGTCATAACTGGTCTTTCAAGTGGCATTGCAATTTCATCAACTGTATTTAAATAATGAATTCGACCACGCGCTTCATTATATATTTGTTGAATACAATAAGACATAACCATATTGTTCATACGTTTAATTTGTTCGGTAAAACTTCCCAAATTTGGATTAGAATGTTGTATAAAAATACTACGCATAATAACATTTAATGTATCTAAATCTGGTGGGTCAATAATTAAATTATTTACAGATAAATCAAATACTCCTTTACGAATGCCATTTTGTAGAATAATTGCGTTTTTGGCAGAAAAAAAAGCGTTTGATAAAGGCGTTTTTTCCCATAACCCTCCAATCGGTTTTCTTAGAGACGTGCTTTGGTTTACTGGGGTTCTTGCGTAAATATTACTAAATAAATTAGTAACATCAGGACCTTGGACAACTGGACGACCATTTGATGTTGTAAAATATCTTGCCATTATTATTCTTAATTAGTATGACAATAGATAATAATAATAAAGGATAATTTCATTTAAATATAATAAAAAATGTTTTTAGAAAATTAACTCTTTTAGCAATTACAAAACATGTATTAAGACAAATATTTTTATTTATGCCATTTTAAATGTGCAATAATATAAAACGCTAATTTAATGTGTTATTGAACATTTTTATGTATAAATAAAAATGATAAAAAATATACTAAGTATATAATACATTATACTTAGTATAAAATACATACCAAATTAAAATGACTATGCAATTCTGTACCAAATGTGATAATATGTACTATACAAAATTAATGACAACTGATGATAATGATGAAATGGTTACGGATTTTTTAACTTATTATTGCCAAAAGTGTGGTCACGAAGAACTTATTAAAGATAAGGTTACGAGTATTTTAGTTACAAATGCTAATAAAACGGAACAATCATATACTAGGTATATAAATAAATACACCAAGCTTGACCCAAGTCTTCCTCGTACTAATAGACTTCAATGTCCCAACCCATCATGCATAACTCATCCACGCTATGAAAATAACTCATCAGAACAAAAAAACGACCCTCCTCAATCGGAGGCTATTTATATTCGATATGACGATGTTAATATGAAATATGTGTATTTATGTGTTCATTGTGACCAAGTATGGAACAATGAAAATAAACTATAATTTAGTATAATGATATTATGTCATCCTTGTATATACTAACTTATGATAACTATTGAATAATAAACTAATTTAAACGTTACTGTTACTGTTTTTTTTTATTGAATAAGATTGAATAACTGGAGTTTGTTTTGGCATGTTTTGATTAATTATTTGCTTTGCCTGCATTTCCATATTTTTAATTTGATTTGTAACTGTATCAAATATTTTTTGTTCAAGTATACTTTCAAATAATTTTAAACTGTTTGTATAATCACGTTCGCAACCAAGGTACAGTTCCATAATTAATTTACGAGTTTTAATAATTACACTTTCTAAAATAGTTTCTGTTAATAATGGATTAATTCTAATTCTGTTTGTGTTATGTGTAGTTTCTGGGTTTGTTTCTGTTTCTGTGTTTGTAACGGGGTCTGGAACAAAAATAAATAATGTATCGATATGTTTTAAAAGCTCGAGTTGTTTTGCTGTTGCCGTTTTAATCATATTACGAATACTGGCTGAATATTTAAGTATATTACTGGTTGATGCGGATAACTGTGTATTTTCACATATAGCACTTTTATTAAATGTTTTAAGTTTAATATCACTGAATGAGTTAATTGTTGAAGGAATATTTGTTTCTCCTGTAAATTCCATATAAAATAATTTTAGGTCATTTTTAAAAGTTTCTTCTGAAATAGGCGACATTTTTGAAAATTCACCTGTTTCATAATCATATTCGTCAAAGTAAAGTTGTTTTAGTTCATGTATGCCTGGCTCATCATCCAGTGATTTATTATTATTAGTACTACTATTTACTTCACAAAATGTTGGGGGTTGAAACTTAGGACGTTTTTTTTCTTGATTAAGATAAGCTTCACGTTGCTTTAATTCAGAAATACGAGAATCACATATATTTGTATTTCCAACTTCTCGTCCAAGCGTATCGTCTGCTTGAGTACGTCTAATAATTTCACCTGATGAATTTTTGTACATATATACAGGATTAATTGTTGTTAATATAGCCGCAAAAACATGAGCAATCTTAATATAAAATTTGGCTATTTGATTGCATTGATTTTGAGAAAGTAATTGAGAAACTGTTTTCTTTTCAGTTTGGGTTAAATTCAACTGGTTCACCGTGGTAGGATTTGACGACCATCCTTTCTGAATACGTTGATGTAAGTAAAAAAGTTCGTCATTTGTTGAACTTTTACTAATAATAGTGGATGTTAAATTAGAAAGATTATCACAATATTCTTTTTCAGATAATTTTGATAAATTTTCATAATCAGTTGAGAGAATATAGTAAGCTGCAATATAATCAATCGCAGTATAAAAATCGGAAATATTTAAATTAGAATGCGAAGAAGAATTACCCATGTTTATAATATATATAATTTATATTTATAGAAATAATTATAATTAACGTAATCAATTTATCAATTGAATAAATATTATTATGAAATATCACGAAACTACTATGGATGAGTATTTACTTGAATCGGAAAGAGTTAATTTACATCCAAAGCTTGAACCTGTATATAATAATTTACCTGATGATATAAGTAATCTTGGTAATATTATTTTTTATGGACCTTCAGGAGTAGGAAAATATACACAAGCACTACGAGTTATTAAAAAATACAGCAAAACATCGCTTAAATATGAAAAGAAAATGAGTATAACATCCAATAAAATTAGTACATTATTTAAACTAAGTGATGTTCATTTCGAAGTTGATATGGATATACTTGGTTGTACCGCAAAGGTATTTTGGTTTGATATATTCAGTCATATTTCTGATATTTTATCAACCCGTCCATCCGCACGAGGGATTATACTTTGTAAAAATTTTCACAATATTCATCCCGATTTACTTGAGAATTTTTATAGTTATATGCAAAAATCAGTTACATGCCCATATAAAGTAATTTTTATTCTTTTAACAGAACAATTAAGTTTTATTCCTGATAATATATTAAACTGTTGTCATATTATTCGTACCCCCCGTCCAACTAAAACTACATATACTCAATGTGTTCAATCATCTAAATTATGTATTAAAAAAAAATATCTTTCTCAAATTGTTCCATCAAATGTTAGAAATATAAAGGAATTAAAAGATATTTTATATGACAAGTCAGGTTCAAGTGCAGACATAAATATGACTATTCATATACCCGAATATCATGAAAAAATATGCAATAAAATACT